ACCTCAAGCAGAAGTTCGATGACAAGAAGCCATTCACAGTGGAAGAATTCAATTCCATCGTGGCAGAATATGGGAAAAAGTACCAGACCACGCTCAAGGATGACCTCAAGGCAGAGGAAAAATCCAAGAAGAGTGACGAACAACAGGCGGAAATGCAAGCGATGCTCAACAGCATCCAACAGGTCGTGGCGACCATCAACCCAGCTTCGGAATCCACCGAGCAGCCACAACAAGACGCAACGCTGGCTTCCATCCTAGAAAGCCTTAACGGCATTCGTGCCGATTTCAAGGCGTTGGGCGAACGTCCCGAAACCGACCTGCCAGAGCAGATGGTTACCGTCTCGCCCGTTTCCATCAATGGGTTCGGAAACACCCCACAGTATCTCTTCGGCGTTGAGCATCCCATGTTCTCGATGGAGAAGCGATGGAACAAAATAGCCGCCAATCCACGTGCAGCATCAGCTCTTCCCGAAGTCGACGAACAGGTAGACGGAGTGGAATTTCACAAGGCTGCATGCGCTTATGCCAAGACGCTCAAAGAGCGTTACCAATTCTTGCAAGAAAATAAGATGCTCGATGCGCGCTCTCTCTCCGAGGGCAAGTACGCCACCAACTATGGAGGCGTTGATAACGCCGGACTGGGCAATCAGTTCGTTGTTCTTCGTCAAGACGCCATCATCGCCCGTGTGCTGGAAAAGCGCGACCTGACTCAATTCTTCCCTGTACAATATGGAATCCAAGATCGTGGCCTTATCTTCAACGCATTCTTTGACGAGGTATCACAAGCCTACCAATCGGGCGAGACATTCAAGGGCGGCATGAAGATTGAGAACCAAATGGGCTACGTTGACGATTCCATGATTAAGATTGAATGGGGACCGATGAAGGAACTTGAACGTAAGTACATTGGATACCTTAACAAGGAAGGCTCTGACCCCATCAAGTGGACCATGATAGAGTATCAGCTGCTCAACACGTTGCTCAACGCCCAAGCGGAACAGAGCAAGCGTCGTATGCACGGTATCTATGTTAAGCCCGAAAAAGGGGTAGCCGGTTCATATCGTAATGCCGGCACAGGTCTGCTTTACACGCTGTTGCGCTACGTTCACCAATATGATATCAAGCCTCACGCCGATGCTGCATACCGCTCGTACACGCCAGCAACGATGCTCTCGGCCGTGCAAGAGTTTGTGGCGGACGTCACTGCCAGTGTGACTGAAGACATGGAACTCGACAAGCATTGCTTGTATCTTAACCGTAACCATCAAAGCTGGTGGATTAAGAACGTACGTTCCACCTATGGTAAGGATACGGATTTTGCCGGTCCCATGGGCGCGTTGAATATAGTTCCAGATACCACGGTGAAGATTATTTGGTTGCCCTACCTGGGCCAGTTACCCTTCATGATGATGCACGAACCAGGTAATATTCTCTTTTTGGAATATCTACCAGGTGAGATGCTTGCCGTCAAGATGCAAGAACAAATGGAGCAGGTGCGTGCATGGAGCACGTGGAAAGAGGGCTGTTCGGCCACCTTCACCGGCCGCCGTTTCTCCACTAAGAAGGAGATGGACGACAATCACTACGAGTGGCAGCAAATCTTCATCAACCTGTTCGCTGCCACCATCGTCGACAAGGTGGATGGGGCGCAGGGCTTCTGGCATGTAACGGGTGAAACCACCACGAAAGACACTTATACCGACATTGCCAACGCCAAGGCTGGAGTGGCCTACTGCATCGAGGCTGGTGTGGCGACACACCTGCCCAAGGTGGAGAAGTCGGGTAAGTTCGCCAATATCAAGTCTGCATTTACAGCTACCGCCGTAGGAGATTACCTCATGGTGATTTTGGACAAGGACGGGAATTTCCGCGAATTGGAACGTTGTGTGGGCGGTAAACGCACCATCAACACCGAGTTGCAGCCTAACGTGCCAGGTGGTCGTTAACGCCATTTTCGAGCCATTTTTAATTAATCATATGTGTTTAATCCCTGGGGAAGCCGCTACGGCGGTTTCCCCTAAAACCAAACCAAAAACAAATGAAACGAAATAACATGCAAGTTCGGCGTCGTGAAACAGCCAAGGGCAATCAATATGTCAATCGCCAAATGCGTCGCCTTTTCACCATCGTGTTGGCCACATTCGGCCTCGCCCTTCTGCTGGGCGCACTCTTTGACCATTCTCTGGCATGTGTCGGAGGCACAACTATGTCACTGGCCTCGATGCTCGCCATAGGCAATATCGATGACGTGAGCGACAAGGATACCCACGGCTCTGACATCTCTTACATCGTATATCTCATATCGGTGGAGCAGATAGACCGCACTAAGCCTTTTCCACTGCCTAACGCACAGCGCGAAGTTTCGCCATTGCCGCTCCTAGTAGGACAATCTCCACACTATTTCGAGGCACATGACATTCCGACGTTTACGGCCACTACTGAAAAAGGTGACATAACCACAACCGGCGAAAACGTCTTTACCATGATTATGGGTGGAGCGCGCGATGTGCTATACAATTTTATAGAGCAATACTCGGGCGGTAAGTTCGTGCTGTTGTTCAAGCACGTCAAGAATCCACAATGGTACATCGTGGGAGAATTGGAGCGTCCACTTATCCTCAATTCCACAGAGACCAAGGACGACAAGGATGGCCGTTACACCACATTCACCTTCAAACGGCCCTCGGTAGACCTGCCGTTGAAGTATGCTGGTAATCCGGCCGTGGTGGCAGCGCAACCCATTGCGCCTGATGCCAAGACGGTAGCTATCAAGCCTACGGCCAATAACTACACTATCGCTAACGGTACCACCGCAGGCGCAGTTATTGACAAAGTTTCAGGACTTACTGCAGCAGACAAGGGGCGATACATAACCCTGTTGGGAGCTGGTACGGACAAACCTGCAACTATTGCCGACAGTTTGGTATTCGTACTTGAAGACGCTGCCACCTGGACGGCCAAGGAAGGTGCGGCTATCACATTCCGCGTTCTTGACGCAAACACGCTCGTAGAAGTGTCGCGTACCGCTTAAATTAGAAATGAGGGCGAGCGGTTACTATGGCCGTTCGCTCTTTATCTTTTCAAACATCTAAAATTGACGAAACATGCAAGATGTAAAAAACAAGTTGGCCATGTTTAATGCGCTGCGTTGTGCGAACCTTGCGGCTACCGATTTGAAATTGCTCGCGAAACGATGTCCCCAACATCCTGACATGGCGCGATTCTTGTTCAGCCCAGAACGTAATGCTGATGACATTCTCTTTTCCCTACTCGATCATGCCACCAAAGATGAGATACTTGAAAATCGAACGGAAAACGAGCAAGGGAAAATAGATGAGAATGGTGACGATGGCCACAATCAAACCGAAGGCGAAGGCGAGCAAACCGCCGATGGGAACAATGATGAAACCAGTGAGGGACAATCTTCGGAATCTGAAAATGAAACTGAGGTAGAAGGCGACGAAGAAGACATGCCCACGGAAACGGATGGCGAACAACCCGCTACCGCCACATGTGTAGAAAACGGGAGCGAGCAAACGGACGAACACCAGGCCGTACCGCAGGATAAAGTTCCCAAGGCAAAAGACGCAAAAAAAAAGTAATCCTGCAAAAGGAGCAGGAATATCCGCGCATTGATTGGCAGAACCTCGCCGACCCTGACGTGCAGGCGGCCATCATCCTTTACAACGACCGCATCAACACCTGGCGCGAGATGAAACGGCTCGACCAGTTGCTCGACACCGCACCCACGCCACAGGCCGTGGCGCAGATGGCCGAAACGCGCATACGCAACAACCAGGCATTCGCTGAGCTGCAAGCGTTCAACGACACGGGCCACTTCCTTAACCGCCATCCGCTTTTGGCCGAACGCTCCGAGGCAGCCCTCCTGCTGAAACTATTCAGGCAAGACCCTGCCGAATTCTTGCGACTTCACAAGAACACGCTCGACAACATCAAGCGTTACAAGTCTTACCTTAAGCGCACGGACCGCAAGAACCGCCGAACCGCTGATAAAGCCTGCCTGGCGCGCCACCAAGAACGCCAACGGCTGTTCAGCATGGTGATGCAACAAACCGCACAGCTACCTGGGGCACAACCCTAGAAACCGTGCCTTTCTACCCTAGAAACCATGC